TGGGCTTTGACCCAAATGAAATAGATAGCCTGCTAACGCCTGAGGAAGAAGAAGTAAAAGAAGTTAAAGGCAATTTGTCTGATAGGTTTTTAATTCCCCCTTTTAGCGTGTTAAATGCAAGGGAAGGCTGGTGGCAAGACCGCAAGCGTTTCTGGCTAAGTTTGGGCATTAAAAGCGAATTGGGCAGGGGCGAAGATGGGGGCGCATCGCCTGGCGGCTCAATAATGGTTGCAGGCTATGACAAAAGCGGCAAAAGGCTAGTTGGCTTGCAAAACATAGGTAAATCAAATGGCTAAAGGATTGGCAACTTGCCTAGAAACGGGCATTGGCGAAAAATATGGGCGCGAGGAAGTAACTGGCACAAGCATATTTGACCCAGTATTGTGTGAATTGGCTTGTTCATGGTTTTCTGCGCCAGGCCAGTTAGTGCTAGACCCATTTGCAGGCGGTAGCGTCAGGGGCATAGTTGTTTCTAAATTGGGCAGGCAATACATTGGCCACGAATTGCGGCAAGAACAAGTTAATGCCAACCGCCAGCAAGCCAGCGACATTTGCGTAGACGATGCAACACCGCCTGCTTGGATATGCGGGGACAGCCGCAACATAGATACCACTTGCAAAGATGTGCAGGCAGACTTTTTATTTAGTTGCCCACCTTATGCTGACTTAGAAGTTTACAGCACAGACCCTAAAGATTTAAGCACTTTGGGCTACGCTGAATTTAAAGGGGCTTATTTTGAAATTATTAAAAAAGCCTGCGCTTTGCTTAAGCAAGACCGATTTGCCTGCTTTATTGTTGGCGAGGTAAGGGACAAAAAGGGCAACTATTACAACTTTGTTGGCGATACAGTCCAAGCATTTAAAGACGCTGGCTTAAATTATTACAACGAGGCTATTTTGATAACTGCCGTTGGTAGCCTACCAATAAGGGCTGGCAAGCAATTTAGCGCAAGCCGCAAATTAGGCAAAACGCACCAAAATGTATTAGTATTTGTTAAAGGCGATGGGAAAAAAGCCGCCCAAGCCTGCGGCAATGTAGAAGTCTACTTGCCAGAATCAGAACTTGTAGCGGAGGGCTAAAGCCTGTATGCCTGCATTAATAGATTGCTCAATGTCTTTGCCAAGCCCAAGCATCCAGCGTGGGTTAGTAATGGCTAGGTGCGCGTCAAGGATAGCGTTGCGCTGTGCGCCTAAGTCTGGGAATTTAGCGGCTATGCGTATAGCCTGCTCAAAGTTGCCTGCTTGGTATGCTGTTCTGATTTGTTCAAGTTTTGTCATAAAGTTCCTTTGTTGCAATGTGGCTAGTATATAAGGCAACTTATACCAATGCAACAAATATTTACATACCCATATAATTCACTCAGGTTAACTTTTAACTTAATTCCCCTCTAGAAATGAATTACGAGCATTTGCCCACCGATGAAAGCCGCAGAATGGTTGAAAGCACTAGCGGCTTAGGCTTGCCACACGAGCAAATAGCCATTCTTGTGGGGATAGACGATAAGACGCTACGCAAGTATTACCGCACCGAACTGGACACGGGTAAGGCTAAAGCCAACGGGCAGATAGCCAAGACGCTTTTCTCAAAAGCCGTGGGCGGTGATACGACTAGCCTGATATGGTGGACAAAGACGCAGATGCGTTGGTCTGAGACTATCAAGCAAGAAGTAACAGGCGCAGATGGCGAGGCGTTGAACGGCATCCAAGTCACCTTTGTAAAGCCAAATGAATGAAGTTGCTCAAGCAATAGGCAAAGCGGAATTCCCGCTAAAGTTGCAATGCTTGTTTGAAAAAAGCCGTTATAAAGTGCTGTATGGGGGTAGAGGTGGCGCAAAGTCATGGGGTGTGTCCAGAGCTTTGCTGATTAAGGCAGCCAAAGAACCATTACGCATACTGTGCGCCCGTGAGTTCCAGACATCTATCAGGGATTCGGTGCATAAACTGCTCTGTGACCAGATAGTCGCTTTGGGCTTGCTAGGGTTTTATGAGATAACCCAGACATCTATTCGGGGCAAGAACGGCTCAGAATTCAGCTTTGTAGGCTTAAAGAACAATGTGGCTAACGTCAAATCTTATGAAGGTATGGATATTTGTTGGGTAGAAGAAGCGCAAACTGTTAGCCGAATGTCGTGGGATGTGCTGATTCCCACGGTGCGTAAACAAGACTCTGAGATATGGATTACTTTTAACCCAGAGCTAGAAACAGACGAGACTTATCAACGATTTGTACTAAACAAGCCACCCAACGCGCTAGTGCAAAAGGTTAACTGGTCAGACAACCCGTGGTTTCCTGATACGCTAAAAGACGAGAAAGACGCACTAAAGTACCGTGACCCAGAGGCTTATAACGTAGTTTGGGAAGGTTTATGCCGTCAGACAGTAGATGGCGCTGTGTTTGCCAAAGAAATACAACTGGCAGAGCTAGACGAGCGCATTACTAGGGTGAACTATGACGCTACAAAGCCCGTACACGCGATATTTGACTTAGGGTGGTCAGACGCTACGGCTATATGGTTCTTGCAGTTTGTGGGCATGGAAACGCGCCTAATCCGTTATGTAGAGGGTAATCAAACAACCATGAGCGATTACTTAGCAAAGATGCAAACCTATGGCTATATCTACGATACGCTGTGGCTACCGCACGATGCAGAGAATAAGACCTTAGCTGGCAACGGTAGAAGCATCGAGGAAATTGTCAGGGCTGCTGGCTACAAGACAAAGATAATCCCTAAAACGCCTATTTTGGACAGCATTAACGCAGCCAGAACGATATTCAGAAACTGCTGGTTTGACAGGGATAACTGCCACGATGGGTTGCAATGTCTGAGGCACTATCGTTACGATGTAGACCCAGACACCAAGCAATTTAGCAAAACGCCAGTTCACGACCAATACTCACACGGGGCAGATGCTTTCCGATATATTGGTTTAATGATTAACGAACCCAAGCAACGCAGAGCGCCTAGACAGCCACAGCAATATGGCACAGCGCATAGTTGGATGAGTTAAACTCGGCATACATGACATAGGATATATATGGCAGATGATTACGACCCACGGATTCAAGAGGCGATAGAGTTTCTGAAGTTGGCTAATGAAGCCGATACGATGAACCGCCAGAACGCTTTGGAAGACCTAAAGTTTGGTGGTGGTGACCAATGGCCTGTCGAGTTGCAGAACAGTCGCAACCTAGAAAGCCGACCCGTTATCACAGTAAATAAGGTGGATAACTACTGCCGTCAGGTCTGTAATCAGCAACGCCAACAGCGCCCACGCATCAAAGTCCACGCTACAAACACCAGTCAAGACATGGTGGAAGCGCAAGTGGTGCAAGGCGTTATTCGGCATATTGAGGTCAAATCAAACGCTGACCATGCTTACGATAACGCTTTTGAATACGCTGTACGCATGGGTTGGGGCTATATCCGAGTCAGAACTGACTATGTTAGTGAGGATTCATTTGACCAAGAAATCTACATAGACCCAATAGATAACCCGTTTACTGTCTACTTTGACCCTAACTCGATAGCGCCTGATGGCTCTGACGCTGATAGGGTTTTAGTAACTACCATGATGGCTAAGAAAGCGTTTGCAAAGCTATATCCAGACGCAGACGATGGCACATCTTTTACCCAACGCGGTACGGGTGACAGCCAATCAGAATGGATTACCAAAGAAGATATCCGCTTAGCCGAATACTTCTACACAGTACGCGAAAAAGCTACTCTTTATCAATTAAGCGATGGTTCTTCTACATTTGCTGAAGACAAAGATTTCTTTAACCGCCTACAAATGGCTGGCATTACTGTGGTAGATAAGCGCGATTCGTTCAAGAAAACCATTAAATACTGCAAACTAACGGCTAACGAGATTATTGAAGAAGGCACTTGGGCGGGTAAATACATCCCAATCGTGCCTGTCTATGGTCGGCATTTGGTGGTTGGTGATAAGCGTTATAAGTTTGGCATGATTCGCTACGCCAAAGACCCACAACGGATGTATAACTTCTGGCAAACCTCGATTACCGAAGGCGTTGCTTTAGCACCAAAGGCTAAGTGGCTAATGGCAGAAGGGCAAGATGAAGGGCATGAGAACGATTGGGCAAACGCCAATATCAAATCATTCCCATTGCTAAGATACAAACAAACCGACATTGAGGGTCGCGCTGCCCCAGTGCCACAGCGTTTACAACCAGAACCACCACAGGCGGGCATCATGGCTGCGGCTGCTGGCGTAGACAATGACATCAAGTCAATCAT